GTACACAGAGATGAAAAAGAAATAAAAATAGCCACCACACTAGACAAGTATGATGGCTTAGGAGAACAGGAAGGCAAACCAACTTACTACGGGATCACTTCTTTTCCCTCTGGTTGCGTTCTTGAATACGTTGTTCTGCGTACTCATCCAAGCTAATACCTTCCATCTGCTCAAATCTTTCCCCCCATGTCAACCCTGACTTGGGGGTTTTTTTATTTCTATTTACCCAACAGAATCTAGCAAAGTAATACCTCCTATCCTCTTGATCTTTATCATATTTTTCCTTCCAGCTGCTATAGTCTTTCATCCAATTTATCTATCGTCAAAACGTGCATGTCTGACCTAGTTGTATAGGATGGCATGTTAGGATCGACATAACCTTTAGGCCACAACTCAGACTCAAAAAAATAATCTTTTGTTGTTTTAAAACCACACAACCATAGATGTTGAGGGTCTGTATATTTCCCCCCGCTGTCCCTATCCCCATACTGCAAGCTAAGAAATGCATAAGCATCCGGTCTTTGGTGTTTACTATACACCGCTACCTGTACTATGTAATTAGGTCTTGGCTTGACAGCCCTCTGTTTTGTTTTGACTTCTAGCTTCTTCCCATCTACCACCATGTCATAGTCTTTGTTGTCAGCTATTTCCACATCAAGATATTTAGATAAGGCAAGCTCACCTAACCTACCTGCAAAAGATCCCATTACCTGAGCCTTACCGTTGAGTATGTTGTGGTGGAATTTCTTCACATGATTCTCAGACCACTCCATAGCGGTATCCATCATCTCTTCATCAAATTCTAATTCCCTCATAAGCTACCTCAGCTCTTTCATTTTTCTGTGTAAGTGTAATGCACACCTGAATGCTAAGAAGTTCTCCTCTGTATCCTCAGACCTTACGGACTGAAACTTACCCGTCTTCTTGTCGCACCTCAAAATGTACGTAGCGTCTACCTGCCTCCCCTCTATATCTTCAACCGCTTTAGCATAAGCGGCAACTTGTAAGTGGTACTCAGGATAAACCCTCTTTGACGTTTTCCAATCAATAACCGCATACTCACCGTTAATGATGGCTATCGCATCCACCGTACCCGCATACCTGTAATCGCGGTGATATATTTTCTGCTCAACCGCAAGCCATTCCACCTCATTCTCTTGCAACCAAGACTGAAACGCCTTGATAGCAGTCTGAGCTTCCTTTTGTTTAGGCATCTTAGGTTCCTCACCCTCCCCAAGATGAAACCGTATAGCCTTCTCAACCCATTCATGTGTTATTGTTCCTATATTTAGCGCGTCAGTAGACGTACTCTTGTAAGCCGTCTTTACTCCGTTGGAAAGAAAATCAATTCCCGCAGTCTTTGTAAGGTTTTTTGCCAACCACTCAACACCTTCCTTCAAAGCCCACGGTATAAGAGCGGGCTTAGAGATAATGCCGCAAGCCTGAGTGACAGACGGCACAATCTCCTTCCCCACCATATAAGAGTGGTAGGCTTCAGCGAACTGAAGCTCCACCTTCCCCCCATCGTGATAGTTAATAATCAAAACGGTATGTCTGCAGCCTCAACAGCAGGCTTAGTAGACCCGTTCCCACCATTGTACGGCTCCTGTAACTTACCGGACAAATAGCGGTTTCCTTTTTTAGAGACATTATCCCAAATAGATATTGAGATTTCCTCCCCATGCCATAAAGCAGTGCCCGTAAAATCGGGACGCTTCTCATTTCCATCTTTATCATTTACAAATAGTACAATCGTATCATCTTTCATGTCCATCTTAGTTTCCTCTTAGTTTCATTTAATGTCACCCTACCATACGTTGATTAGCTTGTTCAGTGCGCCACACTTCTATCCTTAGCTCATTCTGTTTCAGCTTCCACCGTAATCCTTCTTCAGCTTCAATCGCTATAGCTATAGCTTTGTTGGCCTGTTCCATTTCCGGCTGAATGTTTACCCAGTGTTCCTTATCAGCCACCGTTTTACCAAACGCCCTGCCGTACAGTATTGACTTCTGTGTTTTCTTAAACTCCTGTACTTGAAATGAGTTTGCCTTAGCCTCTGCATACTTGGGCGCAAGTTCTTCTATATTATCTAACCAAACTTCTGTACTCTTCTTCATATTTTAAACCATATTACCTCATCTTTAAACGCTCTGTCAATTGTTTTAAGTATCCAATAGGCTTGCAGGTCAAGTAACTCAGTGCTACCGTTGTGCAAATCCATATGGTGCTTATAACATAAAGGCATAACAAGATAATCGTTTGCCTTTCTAGCGGTGCTACCAGACAATGGGTTACACCTCCCCCTTAAATGGTGAGTTATCACAGTATCATCCTCAATACCGCACTCAATACAAGGGAGTGATGCCACCCACTCCCTATATTTTTTGCTCTCTATTTTTGGTTCCTTTGCAAGCATCACCCTTTCTCCTCAGAAATCTGATACCCTATTAACAGGTTAGCATACTCAACGATCTTACGCAAGTCCTCCACTGGAGTTCCTTTCTTATTCCACCGGCTTGCATACTTAACTATGTTCCCACTGCAAAAGTCCATCTCATTAGCCGTAATATATTCTATCGGCGTAATCTTCATGGAGTTGTAGTAGGCGGGTTTCATGCTCTTTCTTCCCCCTGAATAATTTCTCCATATTCATCAAGGTTCCTAATGTTTTCCCACACAAGCTCTGGAGAGCTAGCCGTTGCATATACACCATCGTTCATATAAACACCGCGCCCTGTATCGTAACCCGGAAGATCACTATACCAATCAAGCTCTTCACTATCATAGAATCTTGCATAATCGTCATGCCATATTTTAGGCTCTATACCTTCACCTCTTGTGAGGTAATAGTTCCACAGTTCTTTATCTGATTTTCTTATTTTCATCCATGACCTCATTTGCCTCATGGATGGCTTGTATCCTATCTCTTCTTCAATAGGATTGACTGGGCCTTCCCACGGCCAGTGCATATCTATTTGCCCGTAATTATCATCCCATTCTGGTACGATTCTGGGTTTTTTCATTTTACCTATTTGCTTTATGGCCCCCATTCTATAGGCTATAAATTCGGCGCAGTTTATACTGTCCCACTCAGGCTGATATTCGCATGGAGCAACTAAACCTATGTATCCATCCCAAGAAAACCATTTAAAGCCATCGTCGTCAATTGAATCTATACGCATTGTAGCGTGATCGTATACATTTACCACTAAACAATGAGATCGAACATAGCCAGACTCAAGATCTTTTGGCCCGACCTCAACAAGATTAAATTTCTTCATATTCCGCACACTCCTGATAAGCATTGCTCTTCACTGTTGTCCTCAAATACCACTCCACGCTTGCTGTGAGCCTCCTCATAAGGCACAGAGGCTATAGGCTGTCCACCCCTACTACCGTCTGGATAGATCGTCAGACCGCGCAATCCGGGGGCGTATTTACGAACAATTCTTGCAAAGTCGTCCACCTTTTCTTCATGGTTAAACTCAGTTCCCCATGCGGGAAGATTTATAGTAGAGCTGATAGCATGATCTACATACTTCTGAAGCTCATACTGAAACTTTATTCTCCTCTCAAAATCTTCAGCTAAGTCTACCGCTGACTCTATAGAATCGGGACTGATTCCTCCTTTAATAAGGTGTTCTGCTGTACCGTCAACGACAAATTGATACTTCCATCTGGTTCCCTCTGTAAGGTAACGACGCCTGTATGCGACCGCATAGATTGGCTCAACTCCACTAGTTGTTCCAGACAAGATGCTAATTGTTCCAGTAGGTGCGATGGCTCTGTACCCCTTAGGTCTGTTAAGAAAAAGTCTGTCACAATGCTCATTGGCGGATTTTGTACTTTCTGATTCATAAACCTTCATCCATTGTTTAAGTTCGTCATTAAATTCATATCTATATTTACGTTTAAGCAGCCATTCATGCATACCCATAAGCCCAAGACCAATGCGACTGTTCTGTTGTCTGACCTTCTCAACCTTTTTATATGGTAGATGCGCTCTAATTAATCCGCATACAAGAAACTTGGATGCAAGATTAACCACATCTTTTAACTCTTCTACATTATCTATGTTGGCAAGATTAACTGAGCCTAAATTGCAACAATCAGAATCATCTTCTGATGTCACCTCTGTGCAAGCATTTCTAAGGGTTTCATTCTCCTTTTCACCAAAGTTAAAAGAAAAACCCGGCTCACCAGTCATCATGGCTTGCCTACAGTTCTCTCTAAAAACCCCTGAAATACCATTTTTTAACCATGCATCATCATAGTTAAGGCTGACATTCATCATATCCAACGGAGCCGGATAGTTGAAATCTAACTTCTTCATATCAGCTACAGAATATTCCTTCTGACTACCCAGTCTAATGTCATGCCAGTTCTTAGCCTTTAATAAAGTTCCTGTATCTTCATGCGCCCAATTAAGAGATCCATACAGTGCTGACCTACGGCTACCGCCCTGCATTACGTTCCTTCCCACCTCATTCAAGGTATAAAGCAACGGAATGGGGCCGGATGCCACACCACCAGTACGCCTCAATTGACGACCAGAAGGACGGCAGATGGATACGTCTACACCTACCCCACCGCCGGTCATCAGACACGACATAGCTCTCTGTGTAACACCAGACCACTCCTCCCGACTATCATCCTCCAATCTTAATAGATAGCAGTTGTTAAAGAACCTTGCATCACGCCCTGCATACCATAGGTATCTTCCTCCCGGCATGAATTTGAATTCAGAGATGAACCGCGCCAGTTGGTCGCGGTCATCCTTTGCCATTAAGTTATTTTTCTGACCATCCATATCACCGCAGACGTAGTTGACTACGGTGTTGGCACGATCTTCCCATGTTTCAAAGGGGTTAGACGCATACTTCTGCTGAAATATGTTTTGGCCTAGCTCAGTCCTGAACTGCATTGCTGTACTCTTTCCTCCATTGTTCAATTTCTTTCCCCTCTCTCTTAGCCATGAGAATATCAAATCCGTCTGGTGTTGCCCACTCAGACGGGGTTCTGTTTTTGTCAAATGCAGAGGGATGGTAGAGGTAACGACCCACTCCCCACTGTACAGCAGACCTCTTTAGAGAGTCGGACAACCCACCCTTTGCGCCTTCAATATTACTATCGTCTGCTCCATCAGCTTTGGTTATCCAATTGCCATTCACATTACAGCTAAGATAACACACCACTCTACCGCCGATAAACTCATACTTAGTCTGCCATCCACTAACACCAAACACAGAATCAAGTCTATCCATTACATCCCTAGCTGTGATATATACAAGCTCACCACTCCCACCTTGACCCTTGCGCCACCGTAAGCGACGCGGATCGAACGGTCTTTTGAGTGCTACCTCTACCTTTTTATCCATTATGCGCTCCCACCAAAAATTAGAACACCAACTATTAGTAAAACAGTTAAGCCCATATACACTTCTTTCTTTTTAAGTAACTTCATTATTTCTCCTCTTCAATAAGTTCTTCATGGTAAGACCCATCATCTTCACGCCATGCCTTGTATTTCTTTTCAACCCATTCACCCCTGGTAACTATAGCAGGATCACCCTTAGTGCCTACGTTCTCCAAAGTTCTATTGTACTTGATGGGTGAAAATAATTCCTCCATCATTGATCCAAAATCATAAGGATTCACTGACCTTCTTAACATAATATCACACCTCCTTTGTTAGTTCAACAAAATATTCAGCATCCACCACAATTAGTGGTTGCTTCCGGTTTTTCTTAATCACAAGCAACGGCTGATATACACCTGAGTTAGACTGTGCTTGCTCATAAGCCTTCCATACATTCAGTGATTCTTGATTCTTACACTCCACTGAATACGGAAATACTTTACGCGCCTGTGAAGAGAACATTAAGTCCTCACCACCTGCACCCATGCTACGACTCTCTACGTCATCAGGGTTCAAGTCTAGTTCTTTAACTAGCAACTGCTTGAACCACTGTTGCAGTCTCCTGCCTTTGGCTTTTGCGCTTTGGTGGTTCATATAGTGCTACCTTGTGTAGTTCTCCCATTACACCACCTTTAGGTGGCTGCTCTTCCACACCTATGGGGTGCGGTAGATCGTCATTAGTGTAGTAATTAAGTGAGGCCATGCATAGGTTCAAATCCAAATCCCCCTCTGCCCCATCAAAATTACGTGCTTTACATAGACTGAGGTATGCATCTGGTGAGCTTGGCATATCATCATAAGTCCGACCCAACAGTATTACATTGTCAGTTCTATTTGTTATATCCGCCGATCCCGCGACAGACCACTTATCCAAACGGTCAGTTAAACTCTGACCTTTTCTTGCATGCGCCACCAGTATAACGTGTATACCTAAATTTCTGGCACAGTTAGCAAGCGCACAAACCACAGCTTTTTGCCCGTTCCAATCGTCTGATGCCATACTCATTGTCATCAGCGAATCCACAAGAACAAGGTTAATACCCAAGTTATCTACTGAATACCTAATCACCGATATCAGGGTGTTATAGTCAATTGACCCATGCTGGTCATATAAAAACAGCTTCTTATTTGACCATCTTGTAAAGTCCAACCCCGCATCCATAGTAGGTTCAACCTGCAATGATGCTTGCCTCCACATCCTAGCCAGTTGAGTTTTAGGCGACATCTCAAGTGAGATAGACAGGCACTTACTGCCCTGCTCCATTGCTGACATCATAATTTGAGAGGCTAACAGGGATTTCCCCGCCCCGTTAATACCCGCCAAAACTGTCATCTCTTCAGGTCTAAGCCTGAATTTGGTATCAAAATACTTGAATGGTAACTTAATGCCGGTGAGCCTCTCACCAGACATATAGTAATTCATCACTTGATCTGTAAAATCAGATGCAGAACGTATGTTTTGCTGTGCATCTGTCAGTTTTCTATATGGTTTTAGCTCTTCACGACTTATTTTCATCCTTTTTCTCCTTGAAAACCCAATAGTCTGAATCTTCTAAACTCAATAGTACACCATTCTCATCTCTTTTACCAGAGCCAGGGTTCCAAAAGGGGTTATTTTCTCTCTTCCCCTTAGTTACAGCCATCATAAAAGCAGAGTCCCAATTCACATTTCTGTATCCTAGACCTCCAGACCTAACTGCCGGTGACGATAATTCCTCTGTTGATTGCGTCCGTTTAGGATCGTGCTCCGTATTGTCGGAAAAGAATTCTGCACCCGTTAGGTTCTGAAGCCTCTGGTATATCATCCATGCCTCCCTGATGTACCTATCTACCTTTCTTCTGTCTAATTTTGTTTTCTTGAGCGTATCAATTGCATCTAACGCTCTGTTTCTCAGCGTATCAGACGGCATCATACCGGTTTTCTCCGCCGTAGCTACAGCCATCTTAGGTAGGTTACGTAAGATATTTATAGCTTTGTCTGCTCTGTCCAAAAATATTACCCCATATTGTATAATGCATTGCTTGTAAGTTGTTGATTTTAATAGTCTTCTTCTTGACTATCATCGTATAACTGCCACTGGTTCAAAAGTTCCTCTTCTTCTAGTTCATTGTGCAATCTTTCACGCTCCTCCTCTGTTAGCATGTTCTTTTTTGGTGTTGCCCAATATTCTGGGGGAACCAGTGAAGGCTCCCCGGTTAATGGTTTATGAATATCCCGACATCCACCCATGAATGGATCACAGTTATCCCAATTTGTTTTCATTCTAACTCCTCATAGACATAAGATGATGTTGCGTTTGCTGTCCTCCAATTGCCATCATACTCAGATGGATCACCCACAAACTTCTCACCTACTCTTTTTTTAGAGAGCCTAGCCTTGTAGTATGCATCACTGACGGCAGGTAGTAGGTGTGCTGATCTAAAATACCCATCAGCACCCCACTCATTAGAGTCTGTGAAAAACCCGTCTAAAGTCTCCATAAGAATAGCAACACATTCCTTATATTCTTTCCTGTCAAACGCTTTTTCCTGTAAGTTTTTCTTTCTCATATCCCTAATGCCTCCAAAAGTTCCATATCTGAACCGCTGAACGGCTCAATAGGGCGTTTGTCGTCATAATCTATGTCCGTTCGGACGGCATACTCCATTATCTCAGACTTGTAGACATCACCATATTCCCAGCTTCCGTATGTTAGCGGAGATTTAACCGCGCAGAACCAGCGGGCATATTTCCCCTCATTACGTTCCAACTGGTACTTCTTGAGGACATTCCATGTCCAGCCCTGTGGATTTTCCCAAACTTCATATGGGTTATCTACCGGTCTTGATTTTCCGAATGGATTTTTTTCTCTTGGCATCTTCTGTTCCTCTCTTGTAGTTCTACTGAAAGTTGAAATTGTAACCAGTCCAATGAATCGTCAGACCAGTCCATTATACGCCTAAACAGCTCTGTTTTTCTCTCTTCTGAAATTTCCATAATCTAACTATTTAGTACCATACACTTGGGTGAGTTCTAAGACTAAATCGTAAGACCTTTCAAGCGCGTGATTAAAATGCTTTGTTCGATCATCGCCTGGGCAGTCCTGATCCGCGTGATCTTGCATGTCACTCAAAGCATCTAGCAATTCATGTATATGTTCTAGTTGTTTATTCTTGGTCATTGAATTTCTCCTGAAATTTCCATTTAATAAACCTTCCTATAGAGTAGTGAGTAGTTATATTTGTAGCCCGGTGATACTCAGCACCGGAGATTGATATTTAAGGTCGGTTCTCAAGACCATAATTACAGAATACTGCATATATAATAAATATGCAACACTTTTTCAAACTTTATTTTTACGCCTTTAATATCAATGACTTACGCCTGATGCATTAGTTATGTAGACAATAGATGTTTTTTTTGATAATCTGTAGTTATAGGTGATCCGACCTACAAATTATGAGCCGTGACTGTGGCTCCATCGGACGACTAGCAGTTGATAAACGTAATGGTAAATTATACAACCTTAAGACGGGACAAACTGTCGTTAATGATGGTGTAAAAATCCGGCTAGGCTCCGGCTCTACCGTAGATTGGCATGCGCTACTGTTTAATGCATGGGACAGACAACGTATAATTGATGTATCCCTACCATCTACGTCTAAATGACACTTCCAACTTAACTGTTGTAAAAATACAACACTATGGCTTCAGAAGAAACAAAAACTAACCGACGCGCTAGGCTCCAACGTAACTACGTAGCCAAGCATAATAAGCATAAGGGCACAACACATAAAAGCACTAAAGACTATAGCCGACAACAGAAGCACAGACATAGTGCTCCCGTTACCGACTACGGCCTCTAGGATCAGCCTAACAGCGCGTTTTGTAGCCCATCATTGCGCGACGCGTGCGTTACTCTTGGTGGATGGATCCCCTGTATATGGACGGGGGTTATTAGCTTCCATTTTGTAGGGCGTGGATCTACTTTAGGGTAGACTGTGACCGTCACATTTTGCCCGTTTATTACGTCTTGATATGATCCGATTGGCTGTACGTCTACAGTGTCAAAGGGTTCCGCGTCGTAGCTTCTATTCCATGATGACGCAGATTTGGCCTTTTTACTTACGCCACTATTAGCTAGTCGTTGCCACACTCTGACCTGAGTAGATTGTTTTACGCATACCGGCACCCAGTCCAACATAGATTTATTTTTTTTCATGTTAATTAGCTCCTTTATATTGTAATAAACTCAATTTTTTACACCGGCTCCGACTAAGTTTAACGCGCTATTAAGACCGGCTAAATTAGCACCGGCAATGTGTAATGCCTTGCCTAGAATTAGCGCGTGTTCTTGGTTACCTTTTGCATACTTTGAGAGTATCATTAGATATTTACCGTAATGGTTTTTGGTTTTTTTGACTTTGCTAGACTCAATTTCCTGGACTAGTGGCTTGAGATCTTGCGCTAGTGATTGTATAAGTTTATCTGTTTTGCTCATTTTAATTAGCTCCCGTTGCTACGTTTTGAGTGTATTTTTTCCCGCTACCATGCGCGACAAATCCAATTATAGGCCGGTCTACTTTTTGACACAACCGGCATGACCTACATGTTACTTTTTTACTGGTTTCTGCGGGACACCTAACAACCTTGCGACCCGCGGGCGTACACCTAACTTTAGCTGAATCATCCGGTAACAGTGTTACCACTGGCGCTATATCCAATTGCGCGTATTGGTCGGCTTGATCTAGGTTATTAGCCGATATATTGACAGTAAATCCACCGTCATTACATTCCTTGATAATGTCGGAATGGTCTACGGGGTTATGATGGGTGTAGGTAAATCCGCCCTTTTTTCTATTAGCTTTAATCAATGCGCGTATACCGTCCGTGTCGTTTATAGGCAGATCACCGGCCTGATTGTGTCGCCAGATTCCTAAATCGAATCGCCGAATGCTAGCCAATAAATCCGCCCAAGATCCGCCACGTTTACCGGCATCTACCGCACGCCAATGCATACCTAGATGACCATGTTCGGCATAGCATGGTGCTACGCGCTTGCCAGTGTTAGGATCTATGTAGGCTTTTAACGGACAGCTAGTTGGGCAAGTATCGCTAGACGATGTAGTAGTAGGCATCCCACCAAGTTTTACATTCTTGCTATGTTGTGTAACGTGATAATTACTCATAGTCATTTCCTCAGTTATAATTGTTACATCAATAGCCAGTATAGTGACTGACTATTAATCTAGCAACTATCTTAATTTTAGCTCATCAAAAATATAGAATATTTCCTGTTGCATAGCTTCTAGCGTTCTCTTATCGGCGTTAGATATATGGTTACTATCTTCTAGTACGCCTATTAATAGGTGTATGTTGTCTAGTGAGTCTATTAATTCTTGTTTTTTAATCTTATTCATTAGTTATATTCCTATGTAGTAGTTAGTACATCAGTACCTAGTCTAACGACTAGGCACTAATCTATCAACTATCTGTGTTGTTCTGTGGACGCCGACCATTCACAATCCCCGTTGATTAGTTCAATTTCAGCTTCATGAATCGCGGCAACTAGCGCACCCTTAATATCTGAGAATTGATTGATAAATCGTTGGTCTAGCTCACCGATCTCATCTACCGGCTCACCATCAACGTCAACGTGTATTGCATCGTTGATATGACTGGCTCTAATTAGTCCCCATTGTGTGCTTTTAGTATATTCCATTGTTATATTTCCTATGTAGTAGTTGAATTAGTAACCTAACCAGTTGAATACATCTTGAGTTAACCAGTATCTAGCGCCACCGACATACTCACCTAGATTCCAGAATTCATCATCACACTCAATTCCATGGTCTATTAGTATTTTCCTAGCTTGCCAAACATTTAACGTGGGCTGATATTCTGCAAATTCTGTTGAGTTCATTACCTTTATTTCCATGTAGTAGTTGACTAGATACGGAGCGTATCACGGCTAGATCTAGATTACAACAACTATTTAAACGTTGGATAGATGGATAGGGGTTAAATGATATCCCACCCACCCACACTCACGCCCCATCTAGGGTTCTGGGTTCTATGGTTCCTGGTTATGTCGTACTGTTCTAGTTCACTAACCTAAACCAGTTTGCAAACTGTACATATGGGCATATTCCTGTTGCAAATGAGTATCGTTCTCATTTAGATGTAGCCAACCAATGATCTAATAAAAGAAGAAAGACTTGCACCCCACCTACGGTGCCACCCCATTTTGATTTACAGATTTTTATATATATTCTACCCACAAACCGGAGGGTATTTTTAGGGTTCACAATTATGGCAAATTTAAATTTAGCACAAGTTCAAGATATGATGCTCAGAAAAAGGCGCAGAGATAAAGGAGATCCTTATCTTGAGGAAAGGTTTGCTTTGTCTGATACGGATAGAGCAGGTATGCATGGTCTTTTAGACGGTCAGGCATTAGCAGGTGTTAATATAGTTGATGAATATGAAGATCCAAATAGAATAGGTCAATATACCAGATGGTACGGTAATCCAAATACAGGAAGAAGGGGTCGGGATGAGATGACCATACGATCTGATGTAACAGGTACAGATTTTCAGGATACTTTAGCCCATGAAGTGGGGCATAGGGGGCACTATCTTTCCGGGCTTTTAGGGACTCAGGCCGGCCCACCACGCGCACCTGTTAGACCTTTTGTGAGGGGTGTTCCACAGTTGGGAATAGAAAATAGGACGGGATGGGTAGATCAGGCAGATCCATATATTGAACAAGAAAGAATGTATACACCCGATAAGTCAGATAGATGGCATCATGTTTTATACGGTATGGAGGGGGATAAACCTGTACTTTCCGGTGGTGGTCGTGGAGAGATAGACACGGATGTTTTAAAATCTGATATTGAAGTAGCAAATCGGCTTGCTAGAAATGTACCTAAAGGCGAACCAACCTCATTGCTTTCAACGGATGCGTCAGTATCAGATAAATTGGCGGCACAAGAGGGAATATCTGAAGGTATTACTATGGATGATTTGCGTCATCATGGATCACAAATAAAGTCAAAAGCCGGTGATCTAATGACTGCTACAAAGGATTTATTTAGATCCGGTGGGAAAGATAATATAATACATGATGAGCCGGAAGCAAGACCTACCACTCTTAAACAGGCTCAATCTCAAGGGAAAGCTCACTTCTGGCATAACGGTAAAAAGAAACTAGCAGTCACAGCAGATCAGTTAGCTAAGTTTAAGAAGTCTGATCTATACAATTCAGGTTCTAAAAAATCCACGCTTTCACAGTGGGCTAATATAGCCCAGTCTGAAGGCGGTATGAAGAAATTATTTAAGACGGACAAGCAGGTAGCGGCTAAAGTCAAGGAAACTAAAGATCAGAAACAATTCCTTGATGACTACATGCAGACTTATTACACGGGAAAGAAGAAGAATGATCCAAAGTTCCGTGAGGATATAAAGGCTAGACTTAAAGGAACCGTTCCAGACGACCATAAGAAAACCGTTGCAAATGCAATCAGTTCTGCGGTGAAGATCTTTGGAACAGATAAACTAGCAAGTGGTGGTCGCATGGATGAGGCCACAATGAAGAAGATGCTTCAGGATTTAGGTCAGATTGAATCAGGATACACAACAAGAATAGCCGGGGGTGGACGCCCGGAACGTGGCTTCTGGCAGGTATTGCCTTCCACAGCTACGGACGCTCTTAAAAACGCCGGTGCTTATTTTGGCCCCACATTTAATAAAACATTTGCAGGTCGTCCTTGGGTTAAAAGCGGTCAGTCTGCTTATGAAAGCCTAAAGAATATGAGCCAGAAAGACATCTCTAAACTATTAGAATCGGATGACGCTCTAGGAGCCGCCTTCTCAGCAGTTCAGGTACTTAGAACATTTAAGAAAAAGAAAAAAGGAGGTAGTTAATGAGAAGACCCAAGAAAATTACCCATGAAAGCGTGGTTCAAAGTAGAAAATCTGAAATAGGAAAGCTTAGAGGAAAAATTAGAGAATTGGGTTTTTGGTGATGACCATTGGAATCAAGCGCAAAAGACTATCTCTGAAATGAATAAGCCACAACAGTTTAGAGAAAGGCATAAAAGAGGCTCAAGAAAAACTGGGGTAGCGGTTAGAGTTAAAGGCTACTAAAAATATCAATGAGAACAAACAAACAAGAAACATTTATTGAGCAATACTGCTTAACCGGAAATGCGTCTAAAGCCGCAGAAACCGCAGGGTATAGCTCACCTAAACAGCGTGGCTATGATCTAAAGAAGCAGTTTGGCTTTGAAATAGCAGAACGACAAAAGAAGATGATTCAGGATTGCGTACCCGGTGCGTTATCCCAACTAGAAAACTTGGTAAATAATGCTGAGTCTGAGTCTGTGAAGTTAGGAGCTATTAAAGATGTGTTGGATCGGGCAGGTTATAAAGCCCCTGAGAAGATACAACAGGAAATATCCCACGTAGAACAAGCCTCCACTGATGATCTTCAAAGAGAGCTTGATGCAATCATGGGGTCTTCAAACGTAATAAGTATACCTGAAACATTAAACTAATGCCTATTCAACGCTGTTCATTGAAGGGCGGAAAGAAAGGATGGAAATACGGAAAATCTGGAAAATGCTATGCAAGTAGAAAGGGCGCAGAGCGCCAAGCGGCTGCAATCCACGCCTCCGGCTACAAGGAAGGAACTAGAAAAAGCTCTAGAAATCGTTAGGGAGATAGGTGCAAGAAAACGCTACAATAAGATTGATTTCTACGACCCCTACCCCTACCAGCTAAACTTCCATGAAACCGGCTCAGAGGCCAACCAGAGGCTTCTCATGGCGGCTAATCGCATAGGGAAGAGTTATTGTGGTGCGGCTGAAATGGCCTATCACGTTACAGGGCTTTATCCTAAGTGGTGGAATGGTAGAAGGTTTAAACAGCCTATAGTGGCGTGGGCAGGTGGTGTATCAAATGAAACCACCAGGGATATTGTACAGTTTGAATTATTGGGTTCCCCCGACGACCCAGAGGCATTTGGTTCTGGTGCTATACCAAGAAGCTGTATTATAAAAACAGAAAGAAAGCCCGGTGTTCCAAATGCTAAGAGCATGGCACTTATTAAACATGTTTCCGGCGGGAACTCTTCTTTATTCTTTAAAGCCTATGAGATGGGGGTTGACAAGTGGCAGGGTCGCAGTGTAGACTGTGTATGGTTAGATGAAGAACCCAGTAGAGAACTCTACTCACAAGCGGTAACACGTACCCTTGACCGCAGAGGGACGGTCTACATGACATTCACTCCAGAAAGCGGAATGACTGAAACGGTAGCTTCATTTATGAACCGTTTACAATCAGGTCAGTCCCTAACCAACGCTACATGGGATGATGCTTCTGAAAGAATCATGTCCATGAAAGGAGAGAGAGGGCACTTATCTGAAGCTGTGATGGAACAGATATTATCTTCTTATTCCCCACATGAGAGGGAAATGAGAAGATACGGACGACCATCTATTGGCTCTGGTCTTGTATTCCCAGTAAGTGAAGACAAGGTATTAGTAGAACCCATTCATATAGAGGATCATTGGCCCAGAATTGCGGCTATTGATTTTGGTTGGGATCATCCCACCGCAGTTGTGTGGTGTGCGTTTGATCGTGATGAAGAGATATTTTATGTATATGATTGTTACAGAGAGTCAAAAGCCTCACCAGCCGTACACGCTGAGATTATAAGGTCAAGACCGAATTTTATTCCCATAGCCTACCCGCATGACGGCAATCGCAGGGATAGTATGGGAAATCCGGGATTGGCTGACCAGTATAGAAATTTAGGATGTAATTTTCTTCTGGAACATTTTACAAATCCACCGGCTTTAGGAACCAATAAGGGGTCTAACAGTATTGAAGAGGGTTTAATGGCTATACTTCAAGCAATAGAGGCCGACAAATTTAAGGTGTTCTCAACCCTTTCAGATTGGTTTGAAGAGTTCAGAATGTATCATAGAAAACAGAATAAGGTGGTTCCTATAAGAGATGACCTGTTGTCAGCTACAAGGTACGCCTTCCAATCACAACGATTTGCCATTGCCGGGAAAGATCCGACATGGACAAACAACGTTGAATATAGGAATTATGGAATTATTTAATGGCTAAAGAGAAAATTACTGAAGAAGAATTAGTATCCAGAATCAGGGGTGAGATCACTGATTCTCTAGGATATATGGGGGATACAATCTCCACCCAGAGAGAGATGGCTATGAAGTATTACTATGGCCTTCCATTTGGAAATGAAGTTGATGGTAGATCCCAGTATGTAGATTCTACAGTTCAGGACACGATTGAATGGATTAAACCCTCCTTAATGAGAGTGTTTGCATCCGGCGATGATATGGTTAAGTTTTCACCGCATGGCCCTGAAGATGTAGAGATGGCTAAACAAGCCACAGACTACGTAAACTACGTATTCACTAAAGATAATCCCGGTTGGGAAATTCTGTACTCATGGTTTACGGACGCTCTTTTAAGCAAGAATGGAATCGTTAAAGTATGGTGGGATGAATACGATGAAGAAGAACGTGAGGAGTATCGGGGTCTTGAAGAGATGGAGCTTACAGCTCTAATAACTCAGGAAGGTGTTGAGGTTATAGAGCATACTGAATATGTTGAATATGAAAAACCCATGCATGATGTGGTTATTAAAAGAAGTCAATATAATGGTAAAATAAAAATAGAGAATGTTCCTCCTTCTGAATTCCTAATATCAAGAGAAGCAAAGAATATACAGGATGCAACGTTTGTCTGCCATAGGGTAGAGAAAACATTATCACAGTTAAGGGAGATGTATCCAGATGAAGATCTTGATGCTGAAAGTCTTGGCGGAAGTGATGAAGATCTCATGGCTTTTTCCGCAGAAAGACTTGAGCGTTACGCATTTGATAAGTCTGCTGAATATTGGGGAGTAGGTGCGGGTGATGCATATGATGACGAATCCCTGCGTAAATTCTGGTTGCATGAGTCTTTTCTTAGAACAGATTATGATGACGACGGTATTGCCGAATTAAGGAAGATATGTACAGTGGGTTCAACTGTTCTTGCCAATGAAGCAATAGACAGAATTCCCTTTGTATCAATTACGCCCGTTAAAATACCCCATAAGTTCTTTGGTTTGAGCATGGCTGATCTAGTAATGGATCTTCAGCTCATGAAGAGTACGTTGATGCGGAACCTCATGGACAATATGTATAACCAAAACTTTGGGCGTTATGCGGTTTTAGAGGGGGCCGCTAATTTAGACGACCTCCTTACACAGAGGCCGGGTGGAGTGGTCAGGGTAAAAACTCCCAATGCTATTACGCCTTTGACAACTCCTCCTTTGGAGCCTTATTCCTTCCAGATGCTTGAATATCTTGATGGGGTAAGAGAGTCAAGGGCAGGCGTGTCTAGGATGTCACAAGGACTGAATGAGAATGCTTTAACATCTCATACTACAGCAACAGCGGTTAATGCGGTAATGGGTGCGGCAAATAGTCGCGTAGAGTTAATCGCAAGGAACTTTGCAGAAACCGGCGTTAAAGACCTGATGATTACAATTTATGAATTGTTAATGAAAAATCAGGACAAGGAAAGAATGATTATGTTGCGTAATGAGTGGGTTCCTGTGCGTCCTGACGTTTGGAAAGA